TTATGGAATGTAGTGAATCCTATTGTATTCTCTGTATTGGTATTAGTGCTTAATCCTACACCTTTACTTCCAGCAGATTCCTCTCCAGCATTAAAAGGAAGTTCATGAACCACTGCAATGGTCTGAACTTCTGCTTCTGCTACTTCTTTTGCATTACCACCACTAAAAGTAACAACAGGATCATCAACATAGTCATATCCAGTATCTACAACATCAACTCTTACTAATTCACCCTCTGTAGCAACAATACCAGTTGCTCCAGTACCTACAGTATCATTAATGACCAATAAAGGAGGTGCTACAACATCATAATTATATCCACCTCTCTTAACTTCAAATGTTCTAACATCACCATAATAAATGGTACTATTATTTGACTTATAATTTAATATTTCAACACCATTATTCAATATTCCAGTATATCCTGGATCTGTTGGCCAATTTCCACTCTTAGTATCAGAAGGAAGAAGTTTTCTTACTAATTTTTGAGCATTCCAGATTTTACTCTTAAACTCAAAGTAAATAAATTGATTATTAGTTACATCTCCAGTAAATTCAACATAGATGTCATTATACAAATCCCCTTTACTACGAGACATGCTAATTTTAAACTGGTCAATTCTTCTTACATAATAAACTCCATCTTCTACATTATTAAATCTACTTTCAATTGGAGTAGTAAATGTCAATCCATCAGGAGTTGTACTTACTACATCAGTAATACCAGCTTTATAGAATATTGCATCACCAGTATAAAAACCATGATCAGTAGTAGTTGTTAAAGGAATCTGCTCCTGACTAACAAGACGTCCAGTATATGTTACCTTTCTATCATATGGATTAGTCTCTTTATTGTCATAAGAAGGTAAAGAGTTGGATGTAACAAGAACATCTCCACTAGCAGGTATGATATAACTGTTAAGAGTATTAGCAATGAAATCATCAATATAAGGATATTTTGAAGAATTTCCTTTTAATATCTGATTTTCAAATGACCACTGCCTTACTAGATTCATAGTAGAGGATACAATCACCTCAAATGACCTATCTGAAGTGACTTGACCTACTGTACCTGTAATTACTACGGGAATAGTATCATCACTCTTTATAATAAGCTTATGACCAGGTTTTAGATACTGGGTATCCCATGTAATAAAAGTATATTTGTTCTGTTCTTCATCAATTATTCTTATTTCTTTTATTTCCCAGTTAGTTTTGATGTTATAAGTGAAATTATATGCCTTTTCTACCTTAGTTTCAACACCTATTGACTGCAATCTAATGACATCGCCTGGTTCATATGAATAATTTGGCTCTTTAAAGTCAATATCTTGAAGACATGCTGCAACTCTTACCTGAATTTGTTCATCTGTGTTGATACCAACATAAGAATATGAATAATCATCCTCTCTAACATCAGTAGTAGACTTAAAAATGTTATTAATTCCAGTAATGTCAAAGAATTGGTTTACTGATTTACCTGTATATGCTAAAGATACTGGATTATCATCAGGATCTTTTATAATCAGTTTTCCAGTCCAAGGGAAACCTAGAGTAGAATCAACGTCTAAAACTGTTGATCCAATACTTACATCATTAGTAAGCTTAGTTTTAGGGTTAACTACAAACTCACTCTTAATTGTACCCTGAACACTAATGTCTCTAGAATAACCAGAATCTATACTAACAGCAAAATAAGGACGTTCACCTTCTTTTGGACCATATAAAATAGGTACTACATTAGTAATTGTACCTCTTGCACCTGTAGATTTTTGATTAAATGTTAAATTTTTGAGTTTTAGAGGGTCTCCACTGATTTCTTCAACAATAAAGTCCTTAGTGATCTTGTAATCTGCATTAGAAGGACGAAATAAGTAGGTATCTGGGTGAACAACCTCTACTTTTGCAGCATAAAGTGCCTTAAAAAGGATTTCAAAGGCATTATCAGTACCCTTTGAAGTGTAAAAACTCTCTGAATTGAATAAAAAGTTCCTTTGGTCTATATTTTCAGCAAATGGTCTCTCAGTAAAACCAGGAGCAAACTGAGTTTTGATCTTTTTGAAGAATTCTTGAAGAAATATTACATTTAAGTTCTCAATTCTAGTTCCAGAAGTGTGCGCAACACCTACTGAAGAGGAAAATACCAACTTATCTGGTGTATTTGACCCTATGTAAGAAGTAATACCACTAAAACCCCTTGTACACCCCTCAAAAGTGCTATCTGTCTTGTATTCGTAAGAAATTATTTCATCTTCTATCTTAATTAGACCATAATTATCAGGAAAACCAACAGTGAAATTGCCATCTTGACCTGCTTCAATCTGTGTAGCGTCCATTGAAAGGTCGCCATTAAGAATTGTTGAGTCTTTTATGTCATATAATTCATCTAACTTAACATATCTGTCCAAATTTTGGATTAGATCATAAGGTCCACCAGGAATTTCTTGCGAAACATAGTAAGATTTAAGAAAATCAGGTAAAAGTGGAAAATCCTCCCTCACAAAGCGAGGAAGTTGATTCTCAACTATATCTTGGAATTTTACTCTAGTCTCTATTGTCATTTTTTATTAGTATCCAGATCCACCGCCTGTAGAGGGTGTGGAAGGTGTGCTAGGTGTACTAGTAGTACGAGTAGAAGTTCTACTTACTGATGCTGTAGTGGTTGTTGTACCATTACCATTACCATTACCATTACCATTTTCATATGTTGCTGATGTTAAATGAGGAGTTCCTCTAACTAAACCTCCATTAGCATAACTAGAAGTTACCTTATAACTGGAACCAGATGTATTTGTGCCAGAGGTAATTTCATCAGGAACCATAGTAACTGTTGTATTAGAAGCATCTAACTGCAAATAAAGATCCTGTAATCCAATAACATCATTAGAATAAGGACACATAGATATTTCAATTAATGGTGTTGTAAATCCTGCTGCTCCAAGATTAATTTTAGAGGATGTAATGTTGAGAGGATTTAACATAATCTCACCTTTTTTATAATCTATGGTTCCTATTGCTCTTTTAACAACAACTGGTTGAGTTGGTGAATTCAATTTAAACAAAAATATAGTTCCAGTTAAAAGATCAGTTCCAGGAAGATCTCCAAGATAAACACAATCACTAATACCATTTACAAAAAATCCTGAAGATTTTATATTGTATCCATCCTCACTCTTAACATGTATTCTGTTTCCATAACAAATCTCATATTCAGTATAAGTATTTAACCTCGGTTCCATATCCCTTCTCATATGAACATGAGTAATATTAGAAGTAATAGAAGCTTGACTGTTATCAATAATTCCTAAGAATTTACTATACTTAAATCTTGCACCAAATTTATTTAATTGACTAGAATCTGAGTAATTTACTATATTGCTAATTATTTGATTCTTTACACCATCTGGAGATGCTGCTTTACTTGTATCATAATATACTGTACTGTCTGTTTCTACAAACAAATACTTCAAATCCAATATTTCAGTGATAATTCCAGCACAAGAATACTTTTTCAACTCTTTTTTTATGTTATCCTTAATTGCACTAGAGAGATAAACACCATTATATGGTTTAACACTAATAAAAACTTCACCATATCTAGGGGGTGTTAATTCTTCACCACCATATGCAGAGACTGACTCTGCTTCTGCATAGATTCTAGGTAATAATGCTTCAAAATCTGCTGCTGTAACTGCTCTATTCTGAGAAGCATAGATTTGAGGAGCATATTTTTTGACAGATTCTATACTTTCTATTGCACTACCACCAGAAGAAGGTGCATTTGTGTAGATAATAGACACTCCTGTGGTCACTGAGTCACCATTATTGCTTACTAATCTACCTGCATAGGTAAAAGAACCCATTCCATTGGCATCTGCACCACTAGAAGTGATGTAACTTGCCTCAATAAAGTTAGGTTCTTCTACTGCCATACCAAAAACACCATCTCCAAATATAATTTCATACCTTTCTTGCTCTATTTCTTGCAAGAACCATATCATTGACTCTGAATCTATTGAAAAGAGGCTATCTGCCTTGCTATATTTGTCTCTAACTGAAGAAGTTTCATTATCTTTAACAATTACACGTATTAAATCAGCATCTATTCCTGCATTTGGAAGAATAAATTTCTGATTTGGGTTTCTAGAACTTACTGTAAAGGTTTGATTAACATATGTACCCTCATAAACCTTAACATTATCAAAATATGCAAATCCAGTAGATAAAACAGGAACTGTAATATCTTCAGGTATTGCAAAAGTATAACTATTTCCTCCAAATCTTTCTGCTGTAGTTAAAACTATACCTGCTTTTAGTGTAACAGTAACTGCAGTTATATTAGAACAATCAACACTAAATGAAACATCTGCTACTGCTGCTTTCCTTGATCTAGGAACATAACCTATATTCCTTGCCAGGGACACCACATTCTCCCTCAGAGTGGCAGAATCTATGAATACCTCATTAGTTACCATATTGGCATTATATGAGGAAATATAGGTATTATAAGCAAGGGTGTCTATAATCGCCGAAAGATTAGATCCTTCAAAATCATAATCCGTGAAGTTAGAGTTAGACCTCAAATAATCTTTGATGGAGGTCTTAATCTGATCAAAATCGACGTTACTAAAATTAACTAAAGGCATTTACCTAGTGGATTCTAATACAAATGATAGTTCTTGTTCTGGCACGTCAATGCCAACAATATAATATTGGATAGTTACATTAAACTCATTATTGTCAAAATTAGGATCTACTATAATTTCTTCTAATTCTACACGTGGTTCATAATTTTCAATAGTATTCTTAATCTCATCTTTTAATGTAGCTGCTGTCAACTTATCCATATTGTCAAACAAAAGGTTATTAACATTCGACCCAAGAACTGGTTGAAATGGTCTTTCCCCTTGTGTAGTTAAAATAAGATTACGAACTGAGCGTGCAATAGCGTTCTCATTCTTCAGTCCAATTAAATCATTACTTAAAGGATTATTCTTGAAGCTTGCGCTTAAATCCAAGAATCCTCTACTGCGTCTTTGAACAGGCACGTATCTACGTTACTATAATCTAGGTTTATTTATTACAGTTTCTAAAAAAATTAATCTTGTAGAGAAATTGGGTTCCCAAATTCATCAAAGAGATCCTCTTCCTCTACCTTTTCATACAAATCATTTGTAGTTTTAGTACCATT